GCTTTGTGTTCTTTGTGTGCGCTTGGCGAAACTCCGTGATAAAGCCGTCCAGCCGGTGCTGGCTCTGATAAGGACTTAACGCGGCCATCGCAGCGGCAATTCCATCCACTGTCAACGGGCCTGTCCAAATCAAAGCGCGGTCACTACTACCCGGCACCGGCACGGCTATCTCGAACCATTCCGGCGCTGTCAGCTTAGTCAAATCCGCGACAGGGGTTTGTTTCATAGTTTCCTCACTTAGTAGACCAGCCGGGGAAAAACCAGCGTTAGAACCGCCGCAATCACCAGCGCGGCCACGATCACGAACACGCGCCGCGAGCTGGTAGACGGCATCTGCCGGGTGGCGTAGGCCAGCAACAGTAACATCAACGCGCCGCAAATGAATCCGATAGTCAACATGGATGCAAGTATGAGTGACGCGCCGCTGAAAGTCAAGCGAATGTTTGCCGCGTGAGGCGAAAAATAATTGCCGCGTGAGGCAACAATTTTGTAGACAGGCGAATCTGACCTGTGTTACAAGTTACCTGCATGAAAAAACCAACCAAAGCAAACGACCTGATTACCACCACGGCGGCTGCGAAGATTCTCGGCAAGCCTGACCGCACTGTGCGGCAGTGGGTGACGGACGGCACGCTGGCGTCTATCACTATCGGCAAAACGGATCTAGCGCCGGGCCGGAATCTAGTGTCACGCCGGGCCGTGGTGAGACTAAAGAAGAAATTGGAGACTGAGGCGAAGTGAAAAAGCAACTGACCTTTCAACAGCATACTGACAACGGCATGAAACTGCGGCAGGCATGGGCCGGGCTAGTGGAAGCTCGACGGCTAATCGACAGCAACATGCCAAAGACTTCACAGGCGGTGAAGTTAATGGACGCAACCATGCGGAAGTTCGACGCGCTGCGCACGGAGCTGGACAACATCATCGGTGTGGACTGTCCGAACGTCGGCAACGACGCGCTGAATCATGTTTACTTTGGTTTCAGGCTGGAAGGTCAGGAGTAGTGCGCCAGCAGTTTCAGCAGAGCGCAACCAGCGCAGAGGGAGGTGATCATTATGAACACATAGAGGCACCGCGCAGTGCGGCTGTCTCAACCGCGACGCACAGGCTGGCTGTCTTGACAACCGTTCAGCGAAACCAGTCAGCCTGCCGTCGCACACCATCAAACTGAATAAGACCGATAAGAATAAAACGCCATGTCAACCACCACTAAGTCACCAACCAAAGCACAACTATTCGACGCGCTCGCCACGTTCACGCGCTCGGTGCGAATCGCAAACGGTATCCGCGTGATTCAGCACGGCGCAGGCAAGGTGCGCGGCAATAAGGATCTAGTCAGCGCCTACATGCTCGCTTGTAAACTCACTGGCGAGACACCTATCCCGGCAGTGTACGAATCCGGCAAGCTCACACCAGCAGAGCGCAAAGCAGAGGACGCGAAGTTAGACCAGCGCACCACGCGCCTACTCCGCAAGTGGGATGCACTGGTACAGCAGAAACGCGCTCGCAAGTTCAGCCAGCGTTCAATCATCGGCTGTGTAATCGACGCAGAGAACGCCTATCAGCGCGGCCTGCGTGAGAAGCGCAACACACGACGGCGACTAAGCCACTTAGGAAACAGGATCATCAATGAGCAGTAAGACCACCGACAAGCCACTAACACCACGCGAGCGCGTCGAGTCTTTTATCGAACGACTACGGCATGACGTGGGTGCGTTCGTAGGCCAGCAACTACTCGCGGACGGTTACATGCAGGTGCGCTTTGAACGTGCCAGCTACTGCACACTACCGGACGGCAGGGCCATCTATCGAGACGGCACCGGCTATCAGCGACCGGCGACAGGGAATCGAGGTAACTAGACCATGACGGACAAACAGCAACTACAGGAACGTATGGCCCTATTGCAGCGATACTTCAACGAGCTGCAACTACAGATCGACGGCCTGCACGTTGACATCAGCAACCTGCCTGACGACGGTGGGCCACTGGCAGACGATCAGGTTGATTTCGTGACGCAGTACATCGTACCCGCTGACGCGCTGCCACCACCGGAGCGCGGTGCGGGACACTGAATCAATCACTAACCCCTGGATAAAAGGAGACTTTAACGACAATGAAATGGACATCAATTAACACGCTGCTTTCGGTAGCGGCTGGACTGACGGCGGTTCTATCGTCACCGTGGACGGCACTGTTTATCGTGCTTGCAATCGCCGGATGGATGGGCCAAGCGTTCTACGAGACGAACAAGACACGCAAGCGTATCGAGGGAAATCCACCTGTGATCATGCCGACACCGCAGGACATTGACGCCGCGCTCGAACGGCTGCGGCTGGTGATCGATGCGTCGCGGGACAGCGGGCCGATCCGGTTGCCGCTGCGTTTAGTCAACGATGATGATCGGGCAAAGTGTGAAGTGCTCAACGTAACACTAATGGACGACCCGGAACCGATGGTCATACTACGCCGCAGGGACAGCAACGACGCACCACCGCATACGGTTGACTGCGAAGAATGTCACGTCAGCGAAACCTACCCGCACGGCAATGACGCGGCGCACTCGGCGCACCTGAATACGCATCCAGAGCGGTGCAGGGTGGTGACAGCATGAATCACAAGAGCAATAAAGATCCGCAGGTGCAGGCATTGAACGCACTGGCAGAGACACGACGCGGCAGGTTCTACTACTGCCAGCGTGACGGGCGCTATCGCATCCTGCGTAACAACACACTGCACACGTTCGTCGGCTTGACTGAGGCAGAGACGTTATTGAACAGCTTACCGATACCGGAACCTGAACAGCCACGTCCAGAGCGACCGCGAGGCGTCGAGCTTTACCGGATGCCGCAGTCAGTTACCAGCAACGTCTACAGGTCGGTGCGTTGACGTGGCGCGTACTTTCAAACCGTGGCCCACGCCAACCATTCCACGCGCACCTGTCAGCGTCGCTACTCACGGGCCGGTATCGCAGTGGACAGACGAACAGTGGGCCGCGTGGAAGGTGTGGGCCAGCAACCTGAAACATTATCCCGGTGAAGGGCCGGGCAGACAGGAGATTAGCGACAATGCAGACACTGAAAACGACCATCACTGAGGAACTGGCAGCGGTACGTCAGCGTGCGCTCGCCACCACAGACCCGGACACGCTGGTACGTGCTGCCGCGCAGATCGCGGAACTGGAACAACTCGCCACGGCCATTGACAGCTATCTGGCGAAGGTGCAGCCATGACCACCTGCTACACCTACCGCAGTTATCTGCTCGGTGTTGATATTCACGTCCACGTCTGGCTGGACTACTCGAACCGCTGCACCTGCAACACGCGGCGTCTGAGATTCAGAATCGAGTCTGAGAATGGGACAGCGTAAAAATGCAATCAATTCCGGTGACGTTAAATCCAGACAGGTGATAAGATGCGCGATGCTGTGAGAGTTTCAACACAATTGAAATGGAAAGGGCCAGCCGTGACGCCAGCCCTGACCTTCGACTTTAGGAATGTTCCATGCCAACAGAACGAATCCCCTACCTATGCAAAGTATAACACAAAAGCGGGCTAGTGCAGCCCCTGAGTTATTGAAACTTATTGGCGAAATCGTCGCAAAATCGCCTGATTTATCCTGTTTTGCCTCACTCTCTTTTCTATCTGCATCACTTGGCAGACGCAAGGCTGATGTCAGTGCAGCCAAGTGGGAGCTTGTCAACAGTGGTCAGGTGGTGCTGGACTTCCGCAGCAATGGAAACCGGCGCAACCTGCGTCACCGTCTCTCACTTCCTGACCTGCAATCAGCGCCTGTTTTGTCACCAAAGAGAAAAGGTAGCCAAAAGAGAATCACTCTCTCTCGTACCTTCGATCCAACCCTGACTACCAGCCCGGACAGCGCCCACACCGCACCGCCTAAGAATGCTATGTCTAGGGTTCCCGATCATGCTCATTATCACGGAAATGTCACAGGCAGCAATTTGCAGGGTTTAGAGGTTTGGGGCGAACTGTCCAGAACTGACCAGATCGCTGCTTATCTCGCATCCGGCTGGAATATCTGCCCGCTGGTGCCGTATGGCAAGAAACCTGTTTACACGAAAACACAGTGGTCAGGATTCAACCGCGATGAAAAGCTGCATATTTTCAAGCTAGAGGATGATTACAACGTCGGCATGTGGATCAACCGGCTGACAATCTTCGACTACGACAGCGACCGGCAACCGGAAAACACACTGGTTGCGGTTCGAGGCGACCACAGCCACAACTATTTCCAGCCGCATCCGGCCATCACCAGCACGGTCAAACAGGTGGCTGACGACATCGACACGCGCTGCAAAGGTTCTCTGATAGTGTTGCCGCCATCGGTACATGAAACCGGGATGCCTTACGAGTGGGCCGTATTGCTCAACCCGCAGCCAGTGCCTGACAAGCTGATGGTTATGTGGCACAGCCGACTACAGCGCGTCGTCTACAGCTTGAAAGACCTACCAGCAATCATCAGGCAAGGCGAGCGGGATAACACGATCTGGTGTTTCGGCAGGCGACTAAAAGCTGCCGGGGCGACGTTCACCGAGATTGACCGGCAACTGCGAACGCTCAACCGCGAACGATGCAGCCCACGTCTCAGTGACCGCGACATCACCAGCAAGATCGCGCACGTCTGGACGCACGGCAACCGCAGAGGGTGGACACCGGCATGAGCAACTGGAAACAGGTCTGGCGTGAGATTCATTGCAGCAACTGCGGTGAGAGTTTGAAGGTGTGGGCCACTGTCCCGGTACGGTGGGCCTTGTGTTCTAAATACTGTAAACAGAAAGCGAGAACAAACAGGTATGAGTGCCAACAATCACGAACCACAAAACGATCTATTCGGCGGTCTTTTCGACAAGCCACGGCAGGAACCTGACGCGATATGGGGCGACAGGTTTATCAAACAGGACACCACGGACGCCAACCAAAAACCCTATGGCAGACCAGACAATCCGATCATGCCAGCGGCGTCTATGACGTTCGACATCGAACAGGCAAAGGCCAGCCGCGACGAAGCAATTGACCGCAGTGACCAGAACGCTGACCCGGCATGGCGTGAGGCGTATTTCACCGCGCTGGTGGCCGTGGCTCGCGTCAAAGAGACTTTTACCGCTGACGACGTGTGGGAACGACTGGCGCAAGTCGAGCACGTCGCCAACACGAAAGACAACCGAGCTGCGGGCGGCATCATCATGCGGGCGAAGCGTGACGGCATCATTCGCCTGACCGACCGCGTGGAACCTTCCCGGCGCAAGCACTGTCACCGGATGCTACAGCGCGTCTACGAGTCACTGGTCTATGGTCAGGAGGACTCGCAGCCAGTGAACTAAAACTATGCAGCCAGACTGACCTGTGCTAAAATCTGGCAACAGGTAGGTAGGGCAAAGACACAGGAGCGGTTCGGCATCGGCGCACAGGTTTGGGGGAGCCTGACCCGGTTCGGATCGCTCTCAGTGTATCAGGGGCAAACTTATGATCCTGGCGCTGCAAATGGACATCGACGCAATCCTGAAAGCCCACGGCATGAAGGGTGTTTTAATCGTGCTCGGTGTCGGTGCGCTGATTGCTATCGGCAGAGGCGTCAGGGCAGCAATGCAGATGATCAAAGCCCGCATCGAAGCATCGGACAAGGCACTGGCTGACGTGGTGACAGACGCACGGGCCGAACGTGATGCAGCTCGCAGTCAACGCGAGCGGGAAGCTAATGCCTTCCTGCAATCGCTAAAGGATCAATCAATCGAAATGCGTACCGGATTCGCGGAAGTGCTGCGGGAGATCCGGGAAGGGAACGGGAGCCATAGACCGAACGGGAGAAGGGCAAAATGAAGTTAATACCCGACAAAATCAAACGGCTATGGCACCGGACATCTCGCGCCTGCGTAGTCGCCACGGTGTTCATCCTGTTATTCACCGCTGGCATGGTCACGGCTGGCTACTTCAACGGGGCGAAGTACGCCGGGGCGCTGACAATGGTTGTCCTGTTTCTGATTCACCTGCTAATCGGTGCCGGTGGCGGCTACAGCGTCCTGCGTCTTTGGTACTACCGCGAGAATCCGCTAATCCGGCGCATGGCAATCTACATGCACGCGGCACCTATCGGCGCAGTGATGGCAATCGTGCTGCTATTCATGTCGAAGGGCGTCAGGTTTACGTGGAAGTTTTCGATCACCTTATTTGCGGGCACCTTGCTGATGGATCTAGTCCGTGTTCCGTTTATTCTCTACATGACGCGAGGCGACGATCCGCACGCTTCGACTATCCCGGCGCTGCCGGTCGCAACTGAGCCGGAACCTGCCGACATGCGGGCACCGTCATAATGACTGTACGACATTGCTACGTTTCTGATTTACAGACAGCCGGGCAGGTGGTAAGATGTCACGGAAATGCAACGAGCATTTCAACAACCGGCAACCTTAATCATGCCAAACTATGACGCATGAGCACACAACAACTAACAGGTGAGAACGTGAATGTGCGGCAACGGGCAGAGCGGGCAGCGACGCGAACGGCGGCAAGTAACGGACATCGCGCTTTTCCTTCTCCCGTTGAACAAGTCGAGCAGGAGCACGACCAGCCGCGAGGATGGCGAAAGTTTCTGCCGCGATGGGAGCGCCTCACTATGGCCGATAAAACTATAGACAAGGGTTTTGTGGTGACGCCTGCGATGGCGGTCACTCTTTTGATTTTCTGGCTTGGCTCGGTCGGCGGCGTTTACTGGCGCATGTCCGACAAGGTGGACAACCTAACGAACACTATCACGGCGCAGATGGCCGCTGACAAGGTTGAAAAGGAATGGGCACGCGCAGAGGTTCGCCGGGTGGACAACCAGAACAAAATCAACTATGAGCTTTATCGACAGGTAGGCGAAACACAAAAGCAGATTCTCGGCTACGTGCAGGGCCAGCGCGGAGTCAAACTACAACTTGAAACGCGGGAACCGGAAGCACCGCCACAGTAAAGAGGTATCAATATGTCAGGCGTTGTCTGCATCATCATTCTGGACGGCGGCAAGGCGCAAGGTGCCGCACTGGAACTGTCAAAGACTATCGAATCATCTTGCGTGCTGGTTGACTACCTGCAAAACGACGAATATCTACACTTCGATCCGGCTGACGGTCAGGTGATTGCGGACTTTCACGGTCGCGCACTCAAAACCCTGTCCGACCTGAACGCGGAAATCAACAAGCTAAACGCGGATCTAGCCCGCAAGTACAACCGAACCACGGAGTAATCGGAGGCGCTGCGATACTATACACCATCCTGATAATTCTCTTAATTCTGTGGCTGCTCGGATTTATCGGTCACGTCGGCGGCAACATGATTCACCTGCTAATCGTGCTGATTGTGATCGTGTTGCTTATCGACATCGTGCCGCGCTGCCGCAGACCTTAACCCTAACGGAGATCCAAGCCTATGACCCGACAACACGGCAAGCTGGCGCTATTGCTCGCTTGCGTTCTATTCCTGACCGCCTGTGGCGAGACGGTGTTCCAAGCTCTGCGGGCGACAACCGCACTGGCACCGTCCACGCTCGACATTCTGGTGAGTGAGAACGTGATCAACCAGCCGGAAGCTGACCTGATTCAGACCGACCTGAACGAAACTGACGGCTGTGTGGCAACGCTTGAATCCGACCTGTCCACTATCGCCAAAGACTCGCCAACCCTACGCACCGACAAACTCAACGCCTGGGTGAAAGCAGCCCGGTGCTGGAAATCAATCGCAGCTCGGAATCACTTCGCCGGGCATCAGCGCGTGCAGCGTATCGCCAGCCTGATTGACGGCGCATTCAGTGTCGGAGTGGTGTTCTACAGCGAGCGCGGCGCAATGCGGGCATCAGCAGCCACTGCCGACTCGAAACCCGCACCGCTGGATGAATCGAAGCTCAAAGACGACCTAAAGGCAAAGGTCAAGGAACTGCGCGAGGCTATGAAGAATCCATAAGACACGGAAACAGGCGCACAGCCTACCAAACTATGCGCCCTGTGTCCGACCCTGCCGTGCCGTTCCCTGAGTGCCAACAGAGAGAAACGACCCGCAACCTTTAGGGGCGCGTAAGGTATCACCGAAATGTCAGCCCGTACAGAGTCAATGTGAACGTATGACAATCTTCGAGCTATCACAGGAATACAAACGCCAGCGGGAATCACAACCGCCATGCTTTGCACACTTCCATAACTTCGCGGAATGGTGCGACGAACAGCGCCGTCTCGCCTGCGTGGTACAGGGCAACGAAATAATCCAACAGGTAGGCAACATGGCAGACCTGTCCGGCAATAACCGGCACCTGACAGCGCCGGAATAAGCTACGCGGCAAACCGAACGACGCGGGCAGCGGGTGGCATGACGAAATAGTGTAGGTTTGGGAGAGCCTGCACCGGGGCCGTCTAACCATCCTGCCCGCGTCTTGGTGTTTAACGATTGTCCAGACCTGAGACAGAATCAACTACCCTGTCAGTCTGACTGTATGATATGCTTCCACAGGTGAAAGTGTATGCAAACAATTCGGACACCTGAAAACGGTCAAAGATTCTTCGCAGCGTTAAGAGAGTTTCACGGCTACGTCACCAAAGCGGCGCAGTCAGTCGGCCTGTCACGGACAGCCCTGTACGCATGGCGTGACGAAGATGAAGCATTCCGCGATATGTGGCTGGAAGTGGTTGACGAAACTACCGAGGAATTAGAGTTAGAGGCATGGCGACGCGCTCACGACGGCGTTGACAAAGACATTTTCTATCAGGGTGAGAAGATCGCCACGGAGACAAACTACAGCGACGCGCTCCTGATGTTTACGATCAAGTCTCGCAAGCCGGAACAGTACCGCGATAATAGCAAGGTTGAGCTTGGCGGCATCGGTGGTCAGCCACTGGTGATTGAAGTCGAGTTCATCGAAGAAAAGCCGACAGAGCCAGAGGTATAGTGAGCCAGCAAGCGCAAACTATCATCCGTCAAATGCCGCCAGTGGCCGGACGTTCTACTAATACCCGGCGCATTCGCGTGGTACTGCCTAAACCGCATCCGAAGCAGGCAGAGTTTGTCAACTGTACTGCTAAGAGAATCGCGGTCAAGGCAGGCAGGCGCGGTGGCAAGACTAAAGGGTTTGCAATCCGGGCAACTAAGCGGTTCCTTAAAGGCCGCAAGCAAATCTATGCAGCGCCAACACACAAACAGCTACGCCGGTTCTGGATGGTGGTCTGCCGCGCACTGCGACCGCTGATTGACGCCGGTGTACTGGCTAAGAATGAGACGGAGCACATTATCGAGTTTCCCGGCACGGACATCAGCCTGCAAGCACAGACCGCGTGGAATCCGGCAACACTTCGCGGCGACTGGTGCCATGATCTTTACCTTGATGAATTTCAACTCATGGCTGAATCAACATGGGATAGCGCCGGGGCACCGCTACTCGCAGACGTGGACGGGGATGCGTGTTTCGGATTCACGCCACCGTCACTGCACAGCGAAGGTGCCAGTAAAGCTGACGACCTACAACACGCTAACAAGTTCTTTAAGCGAGCACAGGCAGACAAGTCAGGGCGTTATGCGACGTTCAAGTTTTCATCCTTCGACAACCCGCATATCAGCGCAAAAGCAATCACCGATCTGGCGCAGGACATGACCGCGCTTAGTTATCGAATCGAGATAATGGCAGAGGACGTGGACGAGGCACCGGGCGCACTATGGAGCAGGGATATGTGCGAAGCGTCTCGCGTCACTCACGCACTGCCTGAGTATGACCGCATCGTGGTGGCTGTAGATCCATCGGCATCATCCACCGGCAACGAAGCTGGCGTGATTACCGCAGGCCGGGCACGGTGGGCCGGATACGTGCTCGAAGATAACAGCGTGCAAGGTTCACCGACTACGTGGGCCACAGCCGCAGTGCAGGCGTATCACCGGCACAAAGCTGACTGCATCGTGGCAGAGGCAAACAACGGCGGGGAAATGGTCAGGATCACGATTCATACCGTTGACCCGGACGTACCCGTGAAGCTGGTACATGCAGCCCGTGGTAAAGCAACGCGGGCGGAACCCGTGGCCGCAATGTTTGAAGTCACGCCGGAGAAACCACGGCGTCGTGGATTCTTCGCCGGTACGTTCACGCCGTTAGAGGATGAGCTTTGCCTGTGGCAACCCGGCGATGATTCACCGAACCGGCTCGACGCAATGGTGTGGGCTTTTTGGGAGCTACTGATTGACGACGTTGACGAAGATGACGACAGCGGCGTACAAGGTTCATGGGCCTAAGCGGAGGGAATTATGGTACTCGACATCATAAATCAGGCTAACTTCAAAGACCGTGACAACCTGCTCATGCGGGCTGACCTGGAACTGGTGCGCGACCTTGACGGCGGCACGCCGCAGATGCGCAAGGCTGGTATCAAGTACCTGCCAAAGTTTCCCGGTGAAAAGCCGATAGCGTACAAGCGCAGACTGGAACGCACGTTCCTATTCAACGGCTATAAGATGGCGCGCAACGCCTTCGTGGGCATGGTGTTCAAGCAAAACCCGGTGCTTGGTGACGACATCGATCCGATCATCAAAAAGCACTTAGAGGACATCGACAACGCAGGCACGCACCTTGACGTGTTCGCACGCGAGCTGCTTACCGATGCGATGGAAGGGCACGCGCTGGTACTGGTGGACATGGAAAAGCCACTGCCTGCCGGTTCCTTCGCCAAGCAAGCGGAAGGACGCCGACCCTATTGGGTGAAATACAAAAAGGATCAGGTCTGCAATAAGGATCGCGCTCGCATCAACGGTGAGGAAGTGCTGACTTCGATCACATTCGAGGAATGCGCCACGGTGCGCGAAGGTCGCTACGGCACGCAGGAAGTCTATCAATACCGCACGCTGTACCTGCCGATACTCGCAGAGGATGAATACGGCAGGGCTACCAGCTACGGGCCGATGCAGTGGTATCTCGAACGGTTGAAAAAGGACGGCACACTCGAACAGATCGACGGTGGCGAAACGAAGCTGCCGCGTATCCCGGTGCGTGCAATCTATACCAACAAGAAGGGCTTTCTAATCTCCGATCCTTGCCTATTGGATCTGGCCTACCTGACCGTGGCCCACTGGCAGGAATGGTCAGACTTCAAGACGCAGCAAAAGGCGCTGGTGCCGATCCTGTTTGAGAAGAAAGTACGCGAGACTTCGCAGGGTAAGGACAAGGCCGCACCGAAAGACACCGGGCAACAAGAGGAAACCATACTCGGCCCAAACGTCAGCTATCGAGCGACCGGAGCGCAGGACGATCTGAAATACGTGCAGCACTCACCGGACGCGGTGAACATCTCGCGGCAGTCACTCATGGACACCGAGCAGCGCATGTCAGCCGCTGGCCTGTCCATCGTCGCAGCGAAGGGCGACCGGGAAATCACAGCCACTGAAAAGGTGATGGATCAAGGTGAGCGCGTGGCTGACCTTGCGACTATTGCCCGCGCTTTACAGGACGTGCTAGAGGAATTACTGGCAATCCACGCAGGCTACCTGGGCCTACAGGACGCGGAAGGCGACGGCGGTTCAATTCAGATCGTAGTTGACGCCAGCGCAACGCCTGACCCGGATAAGGTCAGCGACAAACCCGCAATGGTGCCACCGTCAGAGCAAGGCGATATGTCCGGCGCGTCAATGGTTCAGTAAGCGGCAGCGGCGCAACCGTGTTAGAATCACTCGCATGGTTGTGGTTCTCATTGCAGTGGTGTTTATCGTACTTCCGGCTGCGCTGGTCGCTGGCTACGCGCTCGGTGTCGTTACCGGATACAAGGCACGTCAACGCCAGCGTCAGCAAATCACAGCCCTGACCGCGAGACTCAACCGGCCTGTACTACGTCCACCGATCACCGTCAGCTATGCGCCGGGTGTGCCCTTGCTAGTCCTGCAACACCGACCGGAAATCAATCGCCTGCGTGAGCAAGTTGTCGAGCACTGGCGCGAACACTCTGCCCCTGATGACGATCTAATCCACTAAGTCAAATTGCTTCTTTCCACGCCTTGCCGCTGGTGGTAATCTGCGCGACGCTTTACCTACTGCCAGTCGAAAGGCTATCCCTTATGAGCGACACCGCAACGAGTCCCGCGAGGGACATAACAGACACGACCGGGCCACGAAACCGCCTGCCGTTATCGGACGATCAACTGCGTCAGCTTGTTGACAAAATCTGTCAGTCAGGTGACGACGCCGCGATTAACGCGCTGTTACTTCTGACAGACGAGTTCGAGGCGTCACAGTTTGACCGGCTACGCATTGACGGTATGTGCTTCACTATCTCACAGCAGGCGTTCTGCAAGTCAGGAACCTGCGACGAAGCACGCCACAGCACCGTCACACTACCGCGTGACGACTTGCTGGAAATGGCAAGGATCGCATCCGTCAAACGTGACGACGCCTCGCAGACCTGATAAACTGCCACGCATCACGCAAGTACGCCTTGTGCGTCGCGTGCTACACCTGTTTCAAGTGCGGGAATCAGCCTTGCTGGACAACCGGCAGGGCTTTCCCGTGTCCACGATTCAGACGCTCGCGCAGCCTGACTGTATCAAAAGCAAATCTCCGCTATGCAATCCGGTCAAACTGGTGTACTATTTCCGCGTCCGGCCTAAACGGGCGACCGGCGACGGCGTGATGCCAACCCGGTGCAGCTCGGCAGCGTGAGGCTGCGAGGCCAGTCAACGGCGTGATGCCGGGACTAATCACCAGAAAAGGACGGGAACATGAAAGCAAAGTTGACACAGGCAGAGTTTGATTCTTTGACAGACGCAACCGCTAAGGCTGCTTATGAAAAAGTAGGCGAGGTTTACTACTTCACCGGCGACGTGCCAGACGTTGCGAGTTTGCAAAGCGCACTCGACAAAGAGCGCACGCGAGCAAGCAACGCCGAAACAGCAATGGCACCGTTTAAGAACGTCGATCCGGCGAAGTACGCAAGCCTGCTCGAACTGGAAAAGACAGCCAACACGGACAAGCTGAAAGATCCGGCAGGCGTGGAAGCGCGATTCACGCAGATGCAGACAGACTTCGAGAAGAAGCTGACCGCAGAGCGCGAACGGGCCGATAACCTGACGATTGAACGAACACTGGAATCAGCGTTGATCGCAGCCGGTGTTCACAAGGATGCACTGGCTGACGCGATGGACGCCGCACGTAAACGAGTCAAGCCTATTGGCAACGACCCGGCACGGCTCGGTGTTCTGGCAGAGGATGGCGCGACCATGACAGCGACTGCGTTAAACGACTGGCTGGCAAATGACTTCAAAACCACCAAGTCGTTCTACTTCCTTGACAACGGAATCGGCGGCACCGGAGCTTCACCGATCAATCGAAGCACGCCGGGCACGGCCACCATCAAGGTTGACCGGGAAGCGTCAAAGACGAATCCGGCACTGTATCAGCAAGCTAAGGAACAGGCAGCAAAGACCGGCGCAACGATTGACCTGGGGCACACTACCTAAGCGGCCACGTTGCCCTGTTACGACCTAAACTGATTCGATCCTTTTCAGGAGAATAAAGACTATGGGCAACGTACTCGACCTTTACGATCCGCTTTTCTACGCGCAGGAAGCAATCATCGCGCTGGAAAAGTCTCTCGGCATGGCGGCTCGCGTCCATCGCGGCTACGACAAAAACCCGCAGGACAAAGGTTCAACCATCAAAATCAGCAAGCCGTCTGTGTTCACTGCACAGAATGCGCCGTCAACCGCGCAGGACATCAAGGCCGGTGACGTTTCCATGACGCTTGACCAGTGGAAGGAAGTCAAGTTCAAACTCACCGACAAGGAACTGACCTTCACCGGCGAGAAAATCATACAAGACCATATCCGACCCGCAGCCTACGCGCTCGCTGACGACATCGATCAGAAGCTGGTCGCACTCTACAAAGACGTGCCGTGGTCAGTAGCTGCGTCTGCGCCGTTGTCAGTTGCCAATATCACCGGCGTCCGCAAGGTGCTGCGCACTAACAAGGTGAATCTCAGCGACGGTCAGACGCACGCGATGCTGTCACCGACTCTCGAAGATGAAGCCTTGCAGAATGCAGCCTTTACTCAGTGGCAGGGTTCCGGCCCTACTGGTGAGGCGTCGCAGCTATCCGGCAACATCGGCACGCGCTACGGCTTGGAGTTTTTCGCCAACCAGAACGCAGGCGTCACGCACACCGCTGGTGTATCCGCTGACGCGACCGGCGCACTGGTAGGCGCTCACGCAATCGGCGCATCCACGGTATCATTCGACGGCGTGACCACGGCTGGCACGTTCAAAGCTGGCGACTCATTCGTGATCGCGGGCAGCACGCAGCGATATGTGTTCACTGCCGATCAAACCGCGTCGGCTGGTGCTGTTACCGCAGCGCCGATTTATCCACCGCTGGTCAAGGCATACGACGCACTCGACGTGATCACTATCACGCTAACGTCCGGCGATCAGTCGCTGGTATTCCACCGTACAGCGTTCGCGCTGGCGATGGCACCGCTGGCTGAAACAGGTGGACGCCTGGGTGCGGAGATCGCCACGGTGGTCAGCCCTGAGTCCAACCTTGCGATCCGTTCGCGGCTCTACTACATGCCTGATGTTTCGGAAGTTGTCTGTGCGCTTGACGTGCTCTATGCCGTTAAGACACTCGACGGCAACCGTGCAGTGCGACTGGTTGACTAATGCCGGAAATTGAAACAGTACAAGTGATCTGGCCTGCCAAGTTTGGCGACAAGTTGGTACGAATCGACGCGACGGACTTCGACGCAACGATTCATCAACTACCGGCAAGTGGCGGGCCTGTCACTAAACCGGATCGATCACGGCGACAACCAGCAACGGAACGACCGAAACAGCCGACATCGGCAGGAGGTTAAGCGATGGCCGCAGGCGCATGGCAGTTTACAAACGCCGGACGTGCTAAGTTTTTCAACGGCACCTTCGACATCGACAGCGACACGTTCAAGTGCGCGCTGTTTCTCAGCACTTCAAATATCGGTTCAGGTTCGACAACCTTCGCCGGTCTAACCAACGAACACGCAGCCGCAAACGGATACAGCGCAGGCGGTATATCGATCACGCTGACGATCAGTGGTACAACCACCGTCACCATCGACATATCAACCGATCCGGTGTGGACTGCATCAGGTGGATCTATCGTGGCTCGGTTCGCGGTGATCTATGAAGTGTCAGGCGACGTGCTCGCGTATTGCTTGCTCGACTCGACACCGGCAGACGTGACCACCACAGACGGCAATCAGTTCACGGTGGCCGCGCACGCAAACGGAGTATTCCAAGCGACATAAGCGAGGTTAAAACGATGCGACAATTTATCCGCGAACAGATGATCCAAACCGCAGCGGGCAACAAGGGCCGCGATGCAGTCGCGCAGGCAGTGGCTAATTGCACTGAGGGCGATTTTGTCAGCGGTCGGTTGCTAAAGGCTGAACTGGAAACCGCAGGCTATGAAATCACCGAGACACCGCGCAAGGTGTTGACCCGTGTTGACGTGTCGAAAGACGGCGCACAGGTCGCATACGGTGAATCCAACGACGCCAGCGACGCCTTGCTGCAAGCGGTGGCCGCGTATCTGCGCGAGCTGCCAGCAATCGAAGCGGCTGCGTAAAGGGGTGTTGTAATGGACTACCAGACACTGCTCGCAAACGATGGCTATGCGCGACTGCACGCGAAAAAGACCATGCAGGAAATCACCGGGGCGCTGATTGCTCTGTGTGAGTCTGACATCACATCGATCACATTATGGGAAGATGATCAAGAGCTGCAAGACTGGAATCAGCAGGTGGTGATGGTCTGTGGCGGCATGACGATCAAGGTATGGATCGAGTGTTCGTCAGACACCACAAACCAGCATCCCGGCGAATACTGTTTCCGCTGTCTCGCCATCGTTGACAGCACGCCGGTTGATGTCGGTTTCAGCACTTACAACTGGCAGATCGGCGCAGAGGAATCAGGTGTCGATGCGATGATCGCGCAGCTCACGGCGATTGAAATGTCAGTGGTGACAATCGCACGCACGGTGCAGGAAGTTATGCACGCTTAGGCCATGCCTGACAACGACACAGCCGGGCTGACAAAGGTGCGACCTAACAAGCTGCTTTGCCCGCACTGCACGGCGAAGATTGATAAACGCGCACCTAACGCTGCGCAGAAAATGGCGAAGCACATTGCAGATCATGCGAATGAATAACGATGCCGATCACGCCAGTCTTTTGCTGTGGTGCTGAATGCGGTGCCTCTCTCGTAGGCACTCACTGGCCTGCGTTCACTGCCGGATCTGTTACCTTCGACACCACCACTAAACGCACCGGCTCACGTTCAATCCGTCTCAACCCGTCAGCGAGCACCGCAGCCGCAGGTACGTCCGCACTCCCGTCAGCTACCCGCTTTATAGTCCGCGTTTATATTCGCTTCGCATCGTTGCCGACCGCAGACGTGATCGTGTTGCGCGTGGCTGATGGCAGCGGGCCTTGTGTGCGGTTCAAACAATCAGACTCGAAGCTGTACGCAGCGGTAGCTACCACGCTCGGCGCAACGGGTGTTTCCGTGACGACAGGGACGTGGTATCGCATTGACATGGACGGGAATATAAGCGCGGGCGGGAATGACACCTGCGATGCGAAGATCGACGGTTCAGCGTGCGGGCAGGCCACAGCGTCAGGCATGACAGGCGGGCAGACAGAGGTACGGATGGGCCATTCATCAACGTGGACGGCTGATATGTACTTTGACGATATGGTTATCAGCCAGACCGCAGCGGATTATCCTATCGGTGCCGGACACGTTGACGCCTTCGTGCCCGTCTCGGACGGTTCGCACAACGTCGCAGGCGCTGACGACTTCGAGCGAACTACCACAGGCACAGACATCACGAACAGCACAACCGATGCGTGGCAGTTAGTTGACGACCTGCCGCTGGAAAGTGGATCGGGCACCGACTGGATCAATATGGTTGCGCCACCGAACGCAGCCGATTACGTCGAGTGCGTGTTCGGGCCGGGGCCGGGAGTCTCGACACCTACCACCGCACCGCGCGCAGTGGACGTGATCGTGGCGTTCCGACAGGCCGCGACACAGAGCGGCAATATGGAGATCCGGCTGAACGATGGCGGCACGCTGAACGCGGTCTATTCAGCCACGGGCGTCGGCGGCACGACTACGGTGGCGTATTCGCGCAAGCACTACGCAGACGGGCCAGCGGGAGCATGGAGTAGTTCATCGTTCAATGCGCTGCGCGTCAGGTTCGGTTCACCGGCTGCGCTCGACGCGGCACCGGATCAATACTTTTGCGGCGTTGTAGTCGAGGCAGAGTTCGCGGACGCAGCGGGCAGTCAGACCGCTACACCTGGCGCGGCGACTCTCACGCTGACTACGTTCGCACCTAAACTGCAAACCGTAGTCACGCCACCGAAGGCCGATCTATCACTCACGGCCTTTGCGCCG